TTTATGAACTACTCTCGGAAGCAAAGGACAAGCGATATATAGATAATATGCAGAGAAAATTCGTTATTAGTATGTATAAAATGGCATCTGATTGCGTTCACGGAAGGGAACAATTCAATTCAGAAACGTGTTTAACAGTATTGAATAAAACAAAAATACTAATTGGAAAATTATTAGGTAATGCAATCTAACTCAGCAGGTAGAATCTGACGGCTCCCATTATTCTCGCGTAGCGTACACTGCTTTGCCAGAGTCGGAAATTGAGTTCAATTTGCATATAGATAATATTTCAAGGAAAAAGAACATATGAACTTTGATCTTCAAGTTGAATATCTGAAAAATCATTTAGATCTTCGCGGTGCATTAGAATCCGGGAACAAAGACGAAGCCATACGCATTCTTACCGAAATCGTCCAGCAGGACGAATTGCACGAGCCAGCGTTTTTTCTTTTATCCCAGTGTTACATAAATAAAGATGAATTATTTCCCGCCTTGCGGTGTCTGAAGAGATGTCGGGAGCTTAAATCAAAAAATATAAATGTATACCGAAGCCTCAGTGATTTATATAACAAGTTGTACGTGCTAGATTTAGCCCGCCAGTATATGCAAATACTCATCGTATCTGAGGGGCTTGAGGATGAAGAAATATTCATGAACTACGTAAGTGTTCTTATGAAAATGGGTCGTGATGATGAGGCTATAGAGTTTCTCGAAAAAAAATGCACCGAATACCAGGAATCAGATGTATTACAGGCAGCATTAGCTTTAAATTGCCTAATAACGCATGAAAATAAACCGAATAAATACAATAAAGCCAAATATATAGTTGAAAAATTGGCTCGTAAGGGTTCTCCGTTAGCTGAGAAACTAAAGAAAGAATTAGAATCATACAATTATGAGGCAGACATAGAGGAGAATAAAAAGAACAAGGGTAAGGCTCAAGAGCACTTAGGGTTAGCAGATCAGCATATTGCAAATAATGACCTTAAAAGCGCGATGGCGGAGTTTTGGACAGCACTAGATCAAGATCCTCAAATCGCAATTGCTTACACAGACCTTGGTGCCATCTACGACAACCTCGGATTCATGGAAGAAGGGTTCGCCTTGCACCAATATGCAATCCATCTTGATCCAAATTTGGCAATCGCTCACAACAACCTCGGGTATATCCTTAATGTCATGGGGAAAGTAGATGAGGCTATCAAAGCTTACGAAAGGGCTTTGGAGCTAGACCCAAATCTGGTGGTTGCGTTGAACAGTCTCGGGACAACGTACGACAACCTTGGAGATTTCGAGAAGGGGATTTCCATGTTTCGGAAATCCTTAGAAATCGAGCCGAATAAACCCTCCACACTCCATGATATGGCATTCGCTCTGAGGGCATTGGGAAGATACGACGAGGCCAGGAAATATCTTGAGCGTACAATTCAGGTAGATCCTAACTGGATCCTTCCCAAAATAGATCGTGCAGGTCTTTATCTTGCCCTCGACTGTCCCAACGAAGCAGAAACTCAACTTTTAGAAGTCATAAAGATCGAGCCGAACACGCTCGGTGCGTGGATTCAGCTTGCCCACTGCTATGGACGCATGGGGGACGGACATCGGTTTTCCGAAGCATTGAAAAAAGTCATATCCATCCCGCCATCGAATCCCGATGATATTTTCGATTCAGCGGAGCTATTTGACAGAGTGGATCAAAAGCGAGCGGTCGAACTATGGAAACTTTACATCCTAGAGTCCGGGCGCATCCGGCTTCATCCAACACGAGTCGAACATGCAAGAAAACGAATAGAACAAATTGAAGGAACTGTCATGTAGACAAATTCACCTTGGCGTTGTCGCCAAGGTGGGCCATTTAATTGGCCCATTTTGGCCCCTTCCTGATCCCCCCGCGGTTGGTGTAATTTCGAATTACACTGGTTGAACTGCCGGGAGATTGTCTCCCACCATGGCCGGGTTTCCTACCAAGGTGATCCGGCCTTTTTCTTTGGAGCGAACGTGGACATTCAGATCCAGGTCAAGGGCGTTGACGAGTTTGTAAAAAACCTGCGCGACCTCGGCGTCAATCGCATCCCGAACTATGTCGCACGTGCGCTGACTGGGATTGCGGACCAGGCGCAGGGCGCGATGATGGGGCACGCACGATCGATGTTGACCATTCGTGGCAACTGGCTTGTGAAGGGCTACAAATACGGCATCAATCGCAAGCAGGCCTACAAGAACAACCTGGCTGCCGAAGTATCGACGGTCGCTCCATGGCTGATCGAGCAGGAAACGAAGACGACGATCACGCCGCGCAAGGCGTCATCGCTGGCGATGCCTATGATCTGGCAGCCCGGGTCAAGGCTGGCTGTAACGAGAAGCCCGAGGTATCTGAAGAACACGTTCAAACTCAAATCAAAGTTCGGCAACGAGATCATCTATCAACGGCAGGGAAGCGGCAGGCTCACATCCCTCGTGCCCTTGTTCGTCCTGCGCAAGCAGACGCCTGAGCCTCAGCGCGTCCACTTGGTCGATACAGCGATCAACACGATCAACAAGGTGGCGGCACCGGTCATGTCGGGCATGATCGAGCAGGCGATCAAAGAGGGTCCATAGGTACTCCGACACCCCTTCGGCCGTGGGTTCCCCGCGAGCGCGGTTTGTTTTTAGCGACAGGAATTATCTTTCAATTTCACTACATTAAAGAGGCCCCATGAACGTTGCGATGATCGACATCCAGCGGGTGATCCCGTATGCCCGCAATCCCCGGAAGAACGAACTCGCGGTGGCCAAGGTGGCCGCCTCCATCAAGGAGTTCGGGTGGCGGCAACCCATCGTCGTCGATAGTGAAATGGTCATCGTCGTCGGACACACGCGATACCTGGCCGCCATGCAGCTCGGTATGGAAAAGGTCCCGGTGCATGTGGCGGAAGGTCTGACCCCGGAGCAGGTCAAGGCGTACCGGATCATGGACAACCGCTCCCACGAGGATTCCGAGTGGGATGATTCCCTTCTGGCGATCGAACTGACCGAGCTTCAAGACGCCGACTTCGACATGGATCTGACCGGGTTCGACGAGGACGAGCTCGCCGAGAAGTTGGCAGCCGGGATCGTCGGGACGGCGGGGCTAACCGACCCCGACGAGGTACCAGAACCCCCTGATGATGCGATCACGCAACCGGGGGACCTGTGGATCCTGGGCGACCATCGGCTTCTGTGCGGGGACAGCAGCAGTGTGGCGGACGTTGATTACCTGCTGGGCGGGGCGACGATCCAGCTGGTCAACACCGACCCGCCGTACAACGTGAAAGTCGAACCTCGCAGCAACAACGCGATCGCGGCCGGGAACAGTTCGTTTACGAAGACGCATCACCAGAGCATGGATCTCGCCCTCCACCCGGGGAAGGATAAGCCGACCACCAAGAAGATGCGCCCGAAGGACCGCCCGCTGATGAACGACTTCGTCACCGACGAGGCGTTCGAGAAACTCCTTCAGGCATGGTTTGGCAACATCGCCCGGGTGCTGGAGCGTGGGCGGGGCTTCTACATCTGGGGCGGCTACGCCAACTGCGGGAACTATCCGCCGGTCTTGAAGGCAAACAAGCTCTACTTCGCGCAAGCGGTCATCTGGGTGAAGGAGCACCCGGTCCTTACACGGAAAGATTTCATGGGTAATCATGAGTGGTGCCAGCCACCCGGCACGCAGGTGCTTTCCGCATCCGGAACAGTGCCCATCGAAAGTCTGCGGGACGGAGACCGCGTCGTCAGCTTCAGTCGCATATCGTCAGCGATCATCGGCCTTCGGCATGGGCTTGAAGTCCGCAAAGCCGAGCGCGATTACGACGGTGACCTCTTTGGGGTTGTGGCGGACCGGAAATCGACATGGAGCACGGACGGTCATCTCTGGACCGTTAAATTGACTGCTGACGCCGGAGCGATGTGGTGCGTCTATCTCATGCGGCGGGGAAATTGGTGGCGTGTTGGAAAATCGAAGTTGTTGTCGACCTGGGGTTTCGGTCTAAAACACCGAATGTTCACAGAGGGAGGGGAGCATGGATGGATCCTGAGTGTTCATTCTTCGAACGCAGAGGCGGCCCTTGCCGAGCAGTTCGTGTCGATCCACTACGGCATACCGACGACGTTTTGGCGGGAATCCCAGAAGTCGCGACGGTCAGAGGCTCAAATCCAGCGCCTCTATGAAAAGCTCGATCTTGACGTGCTTGCGCAAAACGCCATGCGGGCCTTAACCGATCACCATCGTAGGATCGAGCATCCCTTCATAACCAACGGGAAAACCCGTCCGAAGTATGGCCGGCGTGTCCCAATGATCGTGCGGGCTTGCAACTTACTGCCCGGTGCCATGGCGGTTCCTATACCCGCGCAAGGGGGGCGGTTTACATGGGCGACGGTGGATGAGGTCCCGGTTTATCGTTACAAAGGCAAGGTCTACTCCCTCGATGTCGATCGTCATCACCATTACATCGCCGATGGGATCGTGACGCACAACTGCTTTTACGGTTGGAAGGAAGGTGCTGCGCACCAGTGGCTGGGCCCCACCAACGCGACCGATGTCTGGTCGGTGAAGAAGGTTAACCCGCAGCAAATGGTCCATTTAACTGAAAAACCAGTGGAGTTGGCGGTCCGGGCGATGCAGTACTCTTCACGCCCAGGCGAGAACGTCCTCGACCTGTTTGGCGGCAGCGGCTCGACGTTGATCGCCGCGGAGCAGACCGGTCGCAAGTCCTTCCTCATGGAGATCGACCCACCGTACTGCGACGTCATCGCGCAGCGTTACGAGAACTTCACCGGCAAGAAACCCGAGAGGGTCCCTCGTGGCGAGCGCGTGGCTGTTTAAGTACATCCTGATCGAGGACGCCCAGAAGTGGGTCGGCGAGGGATGGAGGGTCGTTGGTCCTGGGCCCTGCCTCGGGGGGTGGGAGTCCCTGATCATCCGGCGATCGGTTGCGACCGGATCCGTCGCGACTGGACCAGTCGCGACTGGAAGGGGATAAATGGCAACCCAAACCTATCCGGTAGCGGTGATCTCCAAGTTGCTCGACCTATCCCCCCGGCGGGTTTATCAACTTGCCAACGAGGGAGTCATTCCCCGGGCGGAGAAGGGCCGGTACGAACTGGTTCCGGCGGTGCGGGGGTATATCCGATACCTTCGCGACCGTGCCATCGGAGTGGGTGCGCTTCCAGAGGACGCCGCCCGGGCATGCCGGGCGAGGCTGATCAAGGCGCAAGCCGAAGCCCAGGAGATGGAGAACGAAAAAGTCCGCGGCGAGTTGATTCCGCAGATAGTCGTTGGCCGCGCTTGGGGCGAGATGGCGATGGCGTTTCGGGCCAGATCGTTATCCATCCCCAAAAAAGCCGCTCCTCAGTTTGTGGGGGTCAATTCGATCTCCGAGATCGAGGGGATGTTGGAGCAGATGATCATGGAAGCACTCGATGAACTCAGCCGAGCGGATTACTCCGGAAGTGCGGAATGCGATTTGGAGGTTGAAGAAGGAGACGGCGTGGCTGGTAAAACCCCCGCCGAAGCTGACGGTCAGCCAGTGGGCGGATCGGTATCGGAAGCTCTCTCCGGAGTCTAGCGCCGAGCCCGGGCAGTGGTTTACCTCCCGGGCGGAGTACCAGCGCGGGATGATGGATGCGTTCTCCGACCCATCCATCGAGACGGTCGTGGTCATGTCCTCCGCGCAGGTGGGCAAGACCGAGATCATCAACAACGCGATCGGGTTCCATATCCATCAGGATCCGGCTCCGATCCTGCTGGTGCAGCCCACGATCGAGATGGCGGAAGTCTGGAGCAAAGACCGTCTGGCTCCGATGCTCCGCGACACGCCGGTCTTGCGGGGCTTGGTGAAAGACCCCCGCAGCCGGGACTCAGGAAATACGCTGCGCCAAAAAGCATTTCCGGGCGGCCAGATCGCGATGGCCGGCGCGAACTCCGCAGCGTCCCTTTCGTCGCGGCCCGTCCGGTTGGTACTGCTGGACGAGGTGGATCGTTTTCCACCGTCTGCAGGGACGGAAGGCGATCCGGTAAAGCTGGCGATCAAGCGCTCAACCACCTTCTGGAACCGGAAGGTGATCCTGACCTCCACGCCCACTACCAAGGGGGCCTCCCGGATCGAGCAAGCCTGGGAGGAGTCGGATCAGCGGCAATACGAGGTCCCCTGTCCGATCTGCGCCGGCCATCAGACATTGAAGTGGGGGCAGATCAAATGGCAGAAGGACCCCAAAGGAAACCCCGAAGGGGTCAGGTATGAATGTGAGCATTGCCGGGCGCAGCTCACCGAGTCCGACAAGCACCGGATGATCCGCAACGGTCGGTGGGTGATCGCCCGCCCGTGGGTGAAGCACACGGCCGGGTTTCACATCAACGAGCTGTATTCCCCGTGGTCGAGCTGGAAAAACATCGTTGAGAACTTCTTGGAGGCCAAGAAGCGCCCCGAAACGCTGCGGGTGTGGGTCAACACTTCTCTTGGCGAGACGTGGGAAGAGGAAGGGATCACCGTCGATGACGCCGCCCTTGGCGGCCGCCGGGAGGATTACGGGATCGGGGATCCCATACCCGAAGGGATCTTACTGCTCACCGCAGGTGTGGACGTTCAGGGCGACCGCATCGAGGGGACTGCGTGGGGCTTTGGGATCGGCGAGGAGTCGTGGGTCATCCGCCATTCGGTCTTCCGCGGAAACCCCGAGACCTCCTTGCAGGTATGGCGGGATTTAGACGACTGGCTGCTTAAAGTCTACCCCCACATCTCGGGGACAGTATTGCGGATCGCTTCGGCCTGTGTGGACTCAGGCGGCCACGCGACGCAGCAGGTGTACGACTTCTGCCGCAAGCGTGAATCGCGCCGCATCTGGGCGATCATCGGACGCTCCGGGGCCGGGCTGCCGCTTCTGAAACTCACCCCGCGGCGAACCCGGGCAAAGGTGGTGCTGGGAATCGTCGGGACGGATACGGCCAAGGGGTTGCTCTTCTCCCGGCTGGGATTGTCGGAGTTCGGCCCCGGGTACATCCATTTCCCAGGGATGTGGATGATGAGTGGTTCAAGCAACTCACCGCCGAGAAGTTGATGACCAAGCATGTGAAGGGGATCCCGACCCGGGTCTGGAAGCAGATACGAGCGAGGAACGAAGCGCTGGACTGCGCGGTGTACGCCTTCGCCGCATACGCATCGCTGAACGCTAACCTCGAACGAATCGCCCAACGGATGGAGGCGCAGGTGAAAACGCAAGAACCTTCACCCGTGCAACCGGAGCAGCAAACCATAACCCCGCTGTATCCACACGCAGCCCCCAGGCGTTCTGGTGGCGGGTTTGTCGACAGGTGGCGTTGATGCCAAGGATACCGGAGACGATCTACGCAGGCGACTCGCTCTCGTGGACGGAATCGGCGGGGGAGTACCCGGCCCCGACGTGGACAATGCGCTATGCCATCCGGGGGGTGTCGAAACTTAATCTCGTTTCCACGCCTGACGGAACGGATCACAAGTTCTCCGTACCCTACTGGGCTACCTACCTCGAACCGGGCATCTATGCCTGGCAGTCCTACGTAACCGATGTGACCGGCGCAAGGCATACGATTGCGAGCGGCTCTATCCATATCCGGACGAATCTCGTGGCGCAGGACGTGGGGTTCGATGGCCGCTCGCACGCGCAGAAGGTCTTAGACGCCATCGAAGCGACGATGGAGGGACGGGCGACGAAGTCGCAGGAGAGCATGCAGATCAACAACCGGCAGATCCAGTACCTGAAACCCGAGGAGCTTATCCGATGGCGATCGTTCTACAAATCCGAAGTCACCCGGGAGAAGACCGCGGAGAAGGTCGCGCAAGGTGAGGAACCGGGCAACCGGATCCTGACGCGGTTCCGGGATGACTCCTCTCGTGGAGGGTGGCCGTGGTGAGCATCCTGCGACGGATCGCCAGGAGGATGGGTTTCGTCCATAGGGACGAGTTGACGGGGAAGCGCAGCTCCGCTAAGCGCAGCTTTGCCGCCGGCAACATCTCGCGTCTTACCTCCGACTGGATCTTCTATGCGACGAGCGCCGACTCCGATGTCCGGGCGGGGATGCAGGTGATCCGCTCCCGGGCCCGGGAACTGACGCAGAACGATCCGTATGCTAAGGCGTACCTGCGGGCGTGCCGGAAGAACATCGTCGGCTCGGAGGGCTTCGCCCTTCAAGTCAAAGCGAGGGACTCGTCGGTGGCTCCCGACGGCCGGATCGTCTACCGGCTCGACAAGTTCGCCAACGATCTGATCGAGCAGAAGTTCTTGGACTGGAGCCGGAAGGGGATCTGTGAAATCTCAGGGCGGTTTTCCTTCCGCAAGGTCCAGTCGATGTGCGTGACCGGCGTGAAACGAGACGGGGAGATCTTCCTCCGGATCCTGAAAGGAAGCGGGGTCAACAGTTACGGTTTCGCGCTCCAGCTGATCGAGCCGGAACTGATCGACGAGCGATACAACGACATCCTCCCCAACGGCAACATCATCCGGATGGGGATCGAGATCACCCCGCAGCGAAGGCCTGTTGCCTACTACGTCCGGGAATACCAGCCTACGCTTGTGTGGACACAGAGCAGCGCCAGCTGCGGTCCCTACGTTCGCATCCCGGCTTCCGAGATGATCCATCTCTACGACCCGGAGCGGGTAGATGCCACCCGGGATGTGTCGCAGATGACGCCTTCGATGCTGCGGCTAAAGATGCTCTCGGGATATGAAGAGGCGGCGGTGATCAACGCCCGGGTGTCCGCCTGCAAGATGGGATTTTACGAATCAGAATCAGGCGATGAGTTTACAGGAGACGGGAAGGATGAAAGCGGCAACCCGATCATGTCCGCCGAGCCCGGGCAGATGGAGAAGTTGCCTCCGGGCTGGAAGTTCAACTCCTACGATCCTAAGTATCCCGACCAGCAGCACGGGCCGTTTATCGAGGCGTGCCTGCGCGGGGTGGCTGCGGGACTGGGGACGTCGTATGCGACCCTGTCGCAGGATCTATCGTCGGTGAATTTCTCCTCCATCCGGGCGGGGCTGATCGAGGAGCGCGAGGAGTGGAAAGAGGGGCAGGTCTGGTTGATCGAGAACTTGCTCAACCCCGTATTTGCGAACTGGCTGGAGATGGCCCTCACCATGGGGGCGATCGGGAAGTTGCCGCTATCCAAATTCGACAAGTTCAACGCGCCGAAGTGGACCGGCAGGCGGTGGGCGTGGGTGGATCCGCTAAAGGATGTTGAAGCGGCTCGGTCTGCAGTGGGGGCGGGTTTTAAATCCTCCACGCAGGTCGTAACCGAGATGGGTGGAGACCTCGAGGACATCTACGAGGAGATCAAGGAGGAGAGCGATCTGGCGGTGGAGCTGGGGCTGGCATTCGACTTCAAAGGCGGTGGGAAGGACAACTCAGGGGATCCGGCGGTAGATGAGACCCCTGCCGGTCCCACCAACGGGTCGGGCAAGGGGAACGGGAAGGGAAACGGCAAGGACGTAACTGCGAACGCGTAAAGAAGGAAGAGATAGAGGAAATGGAAGAAGGCCGGGGCGACTCGGCCTTTTTCTTTTGGGAGGTGGAGATGGCAAATCGTGTGGAAGAACGCAAGTTCCCGAAGGCGGGCTCGAGAGAGTCCCGGGCGGTAACGATCGAGAAAAGTTCCATCGACGGGGAGAAGCGCACGGGGACCCTTGCGTTTTCCTCCGAGCAGCCGGTTGTGCGCTGGTGGGGGATCGAGGTGCTGTCGCACGATCTGGGCGCGATGAACCTAAGCCGACTCCGGGATGGCGGGGCGGTTCTCCTCAATCACAGCTCCGACAAGCAGATCGGCGTGGTCGAGGATTGCAGGTGCGACCCGGACAAGATGGGTCGTGCGACGGTTCGGTTCTCGCGATCTGCGCTTGGCGAGGAAGTCTTCCGGGACGTGGCCGACGGCATCCGCAGGAACGTCTCCGTCGGGTATTCCATCGACGAGGATCCGACAGAGCTCAAACCCGAGGAGATGAGCGACGAGTTGAAGAACCTCGCGCTCAAGGAGCAGGCGCCAGTCTACCGGATCAATCGCTGGACTCCCTATGAGGTGAGCATGGTTCCCATCCCGGCGGATACCTCCGTCGGCGTGGGGCGTTGTGCAGAGGATATGCAGGATAAATCGGCCGGCTGCAAGCCCGCCGAAATACCGGCCCACGTGGCCAAGGAGGTTCAACTCATGCCGGAGAAGACCGCAGAAGAGTTGGCCGCGCAGCAGCGGGCCAAGGAACAGAAGGAGCAGGAGAACCGGGATGCAATTCAAAAGGCCGAGCGGGAGAGGATCGCCGAGATCACCGCGCTCGCCTCGCGCCACAGCTTCCCTACTGTTGAGCGCGACAAGGCGATCAACGACGGGCTGACCATCGAGCAGTTCCGCCACAACGTCCTCAAACACATCGGTACGACCAAGCCCCTCGACACGCCGCCGTCCGACCTCGGGATGTCCGAGGGGGACAGGAAGCGGTACTCGATCGGCCGTGCCATCGCCGCCGCCATCAACGGCGACTGGAGCCAGGCGGGGTTCGAGCGGGAATGCTCGATGGCGATCGAGAAGCGGGTCTCCAAGGAGGGGTACAACAAGCGGGGGACGTTCTTTGTCCCCCTACGATGTGCCGCTGCGCACCGAGCAGCGGACCGTCCTGACGGCGGGTGGTTCCACCACTGGGGCAAGCCTGGTCGGCACGACGCTGCGGCCGGACCTGTTCATCGAGCTGCTCCGGAACCGGATGATCGCGACCAAGCTGGGGATCCAGATGCTCTCCGGGCTGGTCGGCAACATCGCGATCCCTTCGTTCACCGCCGCGGCGACCGCCTACTGGGTGGCGGAGAACACGGCACCTACCGCGGGCAACCAGACCTTCGGGCAAGTGACCCTCTCCCCGAAGACGGTCGGCGCTTACACCGATTTCTCCCGCCAGTTGCTCCTCCAGGGAACCCCTGCGGTCGACGGGCTTGTGCAGGGCGACCTCTCCAAGATCCTCGCTCTCGCCATCGACCTCGCCTTGTTCCACGGGACGGGAGCAAACGGCCAGCCGCTGGGCATCGCCGGAGTCAGCGGGATCGGCTCCGAGGCCGGCGCGTCGTTTGCGTGGGGGAACGCGGTCAACATGGAAACGCTGGTTGCCGCGGCGAACGCCGACGTGGCCGGGATGCGGTACGTCGCCAACGCAACGATCCGCGGGCTCCTGAAAGCTCGCCCGAAGATCGGGACGACCTACCCCGTGTTCATGATCGAGGACAACCAGTTGAACGGTTACCCGGTCGAGGTCACCAACCAGATCGCCGCGGGCGACATGTTCTTCGGCGACTTCACGCAGGTCATGATGGGCGAGTGGGGAGTCCTCGACATCCTGGTCGATCCCTACACTGGAAGTTCCGCCGGCACGGTCCGGATCGTTGCCTTCCAGTCGGTGGACGTTGCGGTCCGGCACCCGGTCGCCTTCACCCTGGCGACCAGCATCACCTGATCCTTTCCGGATGACATTAACCACAACCGATGGGGGCCGCTCGCTCGTGGGCGGCCCCCTGCCACCTTCAGGGGGTAGGGAAATGGTGAAGATGATCGTGACTGTTCCATGCTGCATCGGCGGCAAGCCCTTTGCCGTCGATGACGTGGTCGAGGTCGACGAATACACCGCAAGGGCGCTTTCCGCCGTCAAGCGTGCAGTCGCCTGCGAAGCGGTTGTCTACGCGGAGCCTGGCAGGGAAGAGGCTCCGGCGGAAGAGGGAGAGAAGAAGGGCAAGAAAGCGAAGGGATAGAAGACGCAATGGCCGACCGGGTAACGGACTTCTTAACCGATGATTTCCTCTCCACCACCGCGCTCTTCACCCCTGCGGGCGGATCGCCCACGCAGATCCGCACCTGCTTCGCCCTCGGGGTGGGAGACGTTGCGCTTGGCGGGGAGATCGTGCCGCAGGGGATCGTCGGGCAGGCGGGATGCAGGTCCTCAGACATCGCCGGTGTGAAGAACGGCGACACCTTCGAAGTAGGCGGCGTGGATTACCGCGTTCTCAAAATAGAGCCTGACGAGACCGGCTGGACCACGCTCCTCCTCGGGAAGAGGCATCCATGAGCGTCCGCAGTTCCATCCTCGCCGACATCGAAACGACCCTCAAGGCCATCACCGGCGTGGGAGATGTCTATACGGGAAAGTACGAGCAGGTGGATCTCGATGAGCTGACGCTTCCGGCGCTCTTCGTCCTGCAAGGATCCGATCAGGAAGCCGCCCGGTCCACGGGGTACGAGGTGTTTACTTGGCGGGTGGTCGTCGAGGCGTGGTGCAAGGATACGGACGCTGAAACGGTTTTCGCATCGATTCATGCGGCCTTGTCCACCGACCCGACCAGAGGCAACACGGCCTTGAACTGTCATCGCACCGGATCGGACATTTTATCCCTGGACCCCGGCCGGGGGTTGATCGCCTTGCAGCAGACCTACGAAATCTTGTATCGGCACCCTGTCGGGTCGCCGTAGGAGGTGAAGGTACATGTTTAAGAACAGGGCATTGATTCTGGCAAAGGCGGAGAGCTCCTATGGAGTCGATCCCATCCCGACCACTGCGTTAAACGCCATCCTGACCGACCTGCCCGAGGTCGACGTCGTGATGAAGAAGTTGGACCGCTTAAACGTCAAGGCGTTCTTTGGAAACCGTCCCGCGATCAACATCGGAGAGGCGATCAAGATATCGTTTTCGACCGAGGTGAAGGGCAGCGGAGACGTAACTCCGGACACGCCTCCGGAGATCGGCGTCCTGTTCGTCGGATGCGGGATGCTGGAAACCGTAACGCCCACCACCGGGCCGGTCGTCTACACCCCGCAGGATGACATCGAAGGGCCGTCGATCACGATCTACTTCTGGCAGCACGACATTCAGTACGTGGTCACCGGCTGCCGCGGTACCTGGTCCCTCGACGGTAAGGCCGGGGAGTTCGGCAAGATCAAGTGGGAGTTCCAGGGGCTCTACGCAGGTCCCGCAGACCTTTCCATTCCCACGGACGCCGTGTACAACGCCTCCATCCCGCCAGCGCTTAAATCCGGTCTGTTTACCCTTGGGAGTTTTGCCGGAACGATCGAGGGTTTCAAGCTCACGTACGGAAACGAGATCGCCAAGCGCCCCGACGTAAACGCTCTGACCGGGTTCCTCGCGCACTTCATCAAGGATCGCAAAGTCACGGCGGAGATCGACCCGGAGGCTCCCGCGCTCTCCTCGTTTAACCCTCTAACCCTTTCAACCGACGGTACCGAGCAGCCTCTTTCCATCACCTTTGGGGAGACGGTTGGCAACCGGATGAAGCTTGACTGCCCGAAAGTCGTCGTCGATTCGAGCAAGTTCGGGGAGCGGGAGGGGATCCTGACCCACGCCGTATCGCTTCTGGTCTGCCCGGACGCAGGCAACGACGATGTGACGGTGACGTTCAACTAAGAAAACCGGTCGCGACCGGACGGAGGTTCTATGAGAGACCTTAAAAAAGACGACCGGAACAAGCTCGTCCTGGACGACACCTTATCCGGAACGCAGATCGGTGTGTTCTATGCGACGCCCACAACCAGCCAGGTCAAATCGTACCGCCAGCAGTCGATCCGTCGAAAGGGGAACAAGGTGGTGGTGGATAACTTCGATCCGGCGCTTAAATTCGGCTTGGAGATCCTCACGGGATTCGAAGAGGGGGCGTTCGGGTACGACGGGCAGCCGATCTCCTCGGATCCCGAATCCCCGCACTACCGGGAGGACTGGAAGAATTTACTCAAGGAAACGGCCGCCGACATCGTGACGACCGTCGCGCATATCGTCTTCGACGGGATCCGGTCCGGGCAGAACGCGGAAGACGTCGAGTTTGGCGAGGAGGCGGAAGAGATCCTCCCTTTGGGGAAGAGCTGAAGGCCCTTCGGGAGAACTGCACCCCGGAGCGCAAAAGGGGATGCGCCAAGGGCAGCGGCCCGCATCTGCCGGAAATATGCGCGAGATGCGATCACCGGGAACCGTATATCCCTTCCGCCTGGTTCAGCCATATCTGGTTTCTCTTCTCCCTGCAGCAGGGGGGTTTCCCCTTTGCTCAGAACGATCTCTCGATCGAGGAATGGCTGGATCTCGGCGCGATGAAGCGCGAATTGGAAACTCCGAAGGTGCCCGATGGCCAATGAGAACAGGATAAGCGTCGTCATCACCGCCGACCCCTCCGGGGCTATTACCGGGCTGCGGATGGTCGGAGACGAGACGGAGAAGCTGGGGGGGCGCACGCAGTCTCTCACCCAGCGCCTGAAATCCCACTGGGCCGAGGTATCCGTCGGGATCTACGCCGCCGTCCGGGCGTTCCAGTCGATATGGGGCCTGATGGAAAAGGCCGCGCAGACCGACGAGGCGATGGCCTCTTTAGATGCCCTGACCCGGCAGTACGGGATGACGGCGCAGGACCTTGTCGGAAAGATCGAGCAGGAATCCAAGGGCTTGATCGGGATGGGAGCCGCCGCAAAGGTTGCGGGGGACGCTCTGATGAAAGGCCTGGGGCCCGATCAACTTGCGCAGATCGCCTCGTGGTCGGTGTCTCTTTCGCACATCAAGGCGGGCACCGTATCGACCGCCGATGCGTTCGAGATGCTCTCCCAGTCGATCGCCACCGGCCGGGAGCGGGGCTTAAAAGCCCTGGTCGGCATCGTCGATCTTGAACAGAAATACGGGAAATACGCCGACACGATGAGCAAAGCCGAGAAAGCCCAGGCGATGTACACCGTCGTCGCCGAGCGGATGGCGCAGGTGCAGGCAACGCTTGGGGAAGACGTGGACTCCGCGGCCGACCGGATGGAGCGGTTTAATAACTCCGTCGAGCGGATGAAATATTTCGTCGGGAGCCTTCTTCTTATCATCGGCCAGCCCTTCATGGCGATCTTCCAGGTCGCCATGACGCTTGTTTACGGGCTGGCGGGGGCGTTCGACACGCTTGTTACCACAGGCGCGATGGTCACCGACTGGCTGGGCGTCACCGAAGGGGCGACCGAACGTTGGGCGAAGAAGGCAGACACCGCCTACAGCAACGCGGCGAAGTCCGCGATGGACGCGCTGGAAAACATCAAAGGTGCGCTTGCAAGCCTCGGGGACGTCGGGAAGGCGGGGGGCGGCGCTCCTCTTCCCACAATGGGCGTCGACGGGAATCGAAAGCAGCTCGAACAACTCACAGAACTCTACCGGAAGTACTCCGAGGAGAAGGACCTCGCGTCGGTTAGCGAATACGACCGGGAGTTCGTAAGGCTTAACAAGTGGTTTGACGACGAGAAGAAGAAGCTGGACGACCTTCACGCCGCGAGGATTTATTACGACGCTCTATACGCCGACTACTCGGCGAAGTGGGATGAGGCGGAAATCGCCCGTGCATTAAAAATCTCCGCCATCGAATTGAAGATGCACGAAGAGACGCAGAAAAGGAAACTCGAATCCACGCAGGCGATCAGGAAGGCGTCCCTCGACGCCGAGGAGCAGCGCATCCGGGCCGGGCAAGAGTTAAACGCGGCGGCTATCAAGTCTGGCCATACCAGTGAGATGCAAGGAATCGCGGAGCGGGCGGCATCGGATCGCGCCCTTCTCGAGATCCAGCAGCAGCGGAACTGGCTGGCGGTGGAAGCTCTCTCCATCGAAGGGGAGTTTGTCGGGACGGAAGCGCAGCTACTGGAAATCCTGGGCAAGGAAGCGGTTCTACAAGATCAGATCGCCTCGAGCAGGGCGCTGGAGGCGGTGGAATTATCCGCCCGGCGGGTGGAAGTAGAAGCCAAAATCGCGGATCTCATGCGGGAGCAGCGGGATCTGCTATTCGAGCAGCAGACTGCCCGAACGCAGGAGGCGTTCGGCAAGATCGGCGGGAGCGAGTTCGGGCAGAATCTGGGCGTGGTGTCTGCCATCAACGCCGGGGAGGATCCGTACACTCAGGATTTCAAGCGGTGGTCGGATCTTCAGGACCAGAAGATCATGTACCTCGAAGAGATCGGAGCGTCCGAACAGCAGATAAAGGACGCCTACCGGGAGTATGACCTCCAGCAGGAGGCAATGGTCAATCAGCAGAAGGTGGCGATGGGGGCGGCTACCTTCGGGATGTTGGGATCGCTCGCCACCTCTTTATACAACATGCAGGGGAAACAGGGCGGCGCGGCGTTCGAAGCGATGAAGGCGTTTCGGATCGGCGAGACGTTGATGAACACGTACTCCGCCGCCGTGGGAGCCTACCAGGCTCTATCAGGCATCCCCTACGTCGGACCTGCGCTTGGAGCGGCCGCAGCCGCTGCGGCGATCGCGTTCGGCATGGCGCAGGTCTCCGCCATTTCATCCATGAAGCCAGGCGGTGGTACGGCCTCGGTATCAGCATCAACCGGCGGATACGGCGGTGGCGCTCCATCCATCCCTTCCGCCCCCGCACCCGCGACGCAGGAGGAGATTCATACGTCGACCGTCAACGTCCACATCTACGGCAACGTCGTGGATCACGATAAATTCGCCCGGGAGCTCGTCCCGGCGATCACGAAGGCGATCGGGGACGGGGTCGCATGAACCCGATCATCCTCTACGACAACCGGTTCCTGGACGGTATCCCTATGGCGACCGACACCTCGCCGGGATTCTCCGCCTTGAACGTCGTGGACCTTAAGACCTTCACGTTCTGGCAGGCGGGAGGAACGGGTATCAAGGATATCGCCGTGGATTGCGGGGCCGCGGAGAGCGCAGATACCCTCGGGATCATCGGGCATAATCTTGGAACGGCGCAAGCGGCAATATCCGTTGAGTCTTCCGACGATGGGGACACATGGACGGAAGCGTTGGAGCCGTTTACTCCGGGGTCCGATATCGCCATCCTGAAAGTGCTCCCCTCTGTCGCTGCCCGGTACTGGCGCGTTGTGATCGACCCGGCACTCGA